AATAGTGATACACCATCGGCAGGTTATGTATCCTGGTCGAAAACAGATGGGGTCAATCCAATTTTAATTCGATACAAGGGCACTACTTATGAAGTGGCGGTGGGTAATGGTAATAACACTTACATTTATTGGGATGTAGCCAGTCCAACAGCTTTACAAAAAACCAACACCCTAACCACTGCCATTGGTGCGGGTAAATGGGTGATGTGCTACAATGATGGGGGTACAGCTGATTGGCGAACGCCTTTCCGAGTAATGCATGTGGGACTTTTACAAGCAGATACACTTTCAGCCATATCGGCAAATCTTGGTACAATCACCAGTGGTACTATCACGTTGAGTTTGGGTGGTGATACTCGCCTCAGAATTGATTCAAGTGGTATTTATGTAAGTAACAATGCGGGTGGGGCTTGGTCACAGGTAATCAAGAATGATAGTGGCACGGTCAAGATGTATGCTGACATCCTTACTGCGGGGCAAATTGTTACCGCAATGATTGCTGATGATGCAACGCGAATTTATACTACGGCACAAACAGCAGGCGAAAGTGCCTCTTGGGTGCCAGGATATGATCAGACACCGCAAATTGCACAAGAAGTTACGGAAACATCAGCAGGTGGTTTAATCCAATTGTTCTTTTCTATGTCTATAAAGAACTATGATGCATCGAGTCACTATTGTGTTGTGGATGTGTATAGAGGGGTTACAAAAATTTATGGGCCTGTTAATACGCCAACTATTGCTGCGGGGAGTACGATAATTTGGACACAGGCTATTGCTGATGCACCTGGTTCGGGTTCTGTAACATACTATCTGAAAATCCGTGATCAAAATACTGGAACACCCGAAGATCACAAGGTAAGTGCAAGAGTAATTGTGTTTGATGAGTCAAAAGGTAAATAACGATGAAGAATTATATTGTATATGAAACAGATACTGGTAAAATTGTACGAACAGGTCAATGTACAAATACTATGTTCTCCGCCCAGGCGGGAGTAGGAGAGGATGTTTTGGAAGGTACGGCTAGTGACATAATACAGAAAGTTGTTGACGGTAAAGTTGTTGACAAAACTCCGGAAGAAATAGAAGCACAAAAACCGCCAATACCCGAACCGATACCATATAAAGAACAGCCGGCAAGTATTACAAATGAACAATATCAAACCCTCCTTGGACGATTAGCTAATTTGGAAAAGCGGGGTATAGGATGATGCGATTTTGGTAAGTATATGAGGATGATTGAACGGAAAGGTAATGGGCTAAAATGAAGAATGATGAAATTTTTATAGTGGGTGGGGGACCAAGCCTAAAAGGTTTTGATTTCAGCCGTCTTGCTAACAAGAACACGATTGCTGTGAACGTGGCAGCTCTGGATGTACCAAATCCAACATATTCTATTACCGCAGATTCGGGGACTTTTAGAAGATTACAGCAGGGATATTTCAAGGATGTTGATACAACTTGGGTGGTTGTGACAAATCCAAATCACAGCACTATGAAATTTAAGGATGGTAAATTTCAACATAAGTCTGGTTTTGTATATAATCCATTTGCTACAAATATACTAATCCGGAATGCGGGGGTGGAAGGTATAGGTTTTTCATTTAAGGATTTTCGCACGGGATATAATAGTGGCTTTTGTGCCTTACAATTGGCCGTGCTTCTACGATATAAGAAAATATATTTGTTGGGGTTTGATTTACATCCAAATGAAGGTCATTATCATAATAGATATGGGGCAGGAAAAACTAATAAAAAAGATGTTGATATGTTTTTTAACAACTTTGTTTTGGGTTTGGATTCAATAGCACGTGAGACAGATATTAAAGTTTTTTCTTGCAGTCAGGGCAGTCGATTGAACACGGTTATCCCTTTTGTGTCTTTTGAAGATATTATTAAAGAACCGCCACCAATAGAAGAAATAGATGTGGTTGATACGGTTGAATCCATAAATGAAGATGTAGTGGAGCAAGATGTTGTGTTAGAAGAACCTATTCAAAACATCACAGATGAAGCATCAAAATCCTTATCTATTTTGATTTGTCATATTTATGAACGTAAAAAACAATTGCAAAGATTATTGCAAATTCTTACCCCCCAAAAGACGGATGAGGTTGAAATACTTTTTGAGACGGATAATAGGAAGATGAGTATTGGAGAGAAAAGAAATAGGTTATTGAAAGTGGCAAAAGGGGAATATGTTGTTTTTATAGATGATGATGATGTGGTGTCTGCTGATTATGTCAAAAAGATTTTGGAGGCGATTAAAACCAAACCAGATTGCTGTAGCCTCATTGGAGAGATTTATTTTAGGTCAAAAAATATAAGGAGAAAATTTATACATTCTATGGATTATTATAAATGGGAGAAACAGGGTGAGGTATATCTCCGATGTCCAAATCATTTGAATCCTGTTCGTAGAGATTTAGCTATTCAAATCGGATTCAAAAATATAAGTAAGGGGGAGGATTTGGATTTTTCTATGCGATTACGTATGATTTTGAGGACAGAAGCAAAAATAGAAGGTACAATTTACTTTTATGAGACTAATTGATTATGAACATACTTTTCAAGTACCCAACACGAAATCGTCCAGGATGGTTTAAGAAAACTTTAGGGACATATTATGATATGATGTGTAATGATATTGCTCATCAATTTCTCATCACATTAGATGAAGATGATGGTAGTATGAATAATTTGGAAATGTTGAATTATCTTAATAGCAAACCCAGACTCAAATATCATTTTGGTGTTCATCACAGTAAAATAGATGCTGTCAATGCGGGGATGGATTTGGTTTCTGATTGGGACATTTTAGTCTTAGTATCGGATGATATGATTCCAATAGTGAAGGATTTTGACAAGATTGTTGTTGAGATGATGGAGTTGTATTTTCCCAATACGGATGGGGCATTACATTTCAATGATGGTTTGTATGGAGGGGACAGGACTATTACCTTGTCTATTTTGGGGAGGAAATTGTATGAACAATTTGGTTATATTTATCATCCAGATTACAAAAGTTTCTATTGTGATAATGAATTCACGGATGAAGTTTATCGGATGAAAAAGGTTATATATAACCCACAAATTATTATAAAACATCTATGGACAGGTGGCCCACGAAGTGCGGATGAATTATACTGCCGAAATTCTGAGATGGGTGCTTTAGATGAGAATATATATAACCGGAGAAAGGCATTGGGATTTCCGAAATGATAGAACAAGATTCATATACTACACATCAGCAGGCATTGATTAGGGCTTGCCTAATACCAATAGGTGGGGCAGTAATTGAGTTTGGTTGTGGATATTATTCGACACCGTTGCTACATGAAATATGCGAGCATCAAAGAAGACAATTAATTTCCCTTGAGGATGATTTAGATTGGGTGAATGTTTTTCTTCATCTCGCCTCTGATTTGCATATATTTGTTACTTGTTCAGACGGGTTTGAACAGGTATATAATAACATTTTGAAGGATGTATTTATTGGGATGGCTTTTTTGGACCATAATTTTTATGATAGGCGCATGAAAGATTTAATTTTATTGAAAGATAGAGCAAGGATTATTGTGTGTCATGATTTTGATAACAAAGAGCATTTTTCGGAAAATGCGGTACAAATGTTTAAGCACATCCATCGATACAGCACAATCCCAGAAACAGTAATCTTGAGTAATTTTGTGGTGGTATAAATTTATGTTTTCACAAAGAAATGAAGAAAAATATATTCTACAATTTTTCAAAAACCTGCAAGGCTTACCCCAAGGACGGTTTCTTGATATTGGGGCATATGATGGTAAGACTTTTAGTAATACTCATCAGCTTGCTTTGCAAGGATGGGGAGGTGTGTGTGTGGAAGCATCACCATCTTTATACCAATCATTGCATAATCTTTATGATAGTAATCCAAAAATACAGATTGTTGAAATTGGTATAGGGATGAAAAGAGGTATTCTTCCGTTCTATGATTTTTATGGTGATGCTATAGGGACTTTTGATAAGAAACATGCTTTACTTTGGGAGAAGAAAGGAAGTTGTGAGTATGAAGTAATCCCAGTCAGTGTTATTACGGTAAAGGATTTATTGGAACAAGTAGGGTACGATTTCGATTTTCTAAATCTTGATATTGAAGGATGGAGTTTTCAGGTTTTGAAATTATTTCCTTTTAACAAATTTCCAAAACTCAAGATGATTTGTGTAGAATTTGATGGAAAAGAAAATGAGGTTGTGACATTTTTGAAAACTTATGGATACACCCATCTATATACATCTGCTGAGAATGTGATTATGGTGAAATTATGAATCGTGGTATTATTTATGTAGTGTTTGGTCAAGGGTATGACAAACTTGCGGCACATACTGTATCATACTCCAGACAATTTACAAATTTACCTATTTGTATATTGACAAATACCCACGAGAGAAACAAAAAGTGGGATAAGATTAAAGATGTGTCCTTTGTGGAGTTTAATCTGCCGCAAGATGATAATCGTCATATTAAAACGAATATGATAAATTATACCCCATTTGATGAGACATTGTGTCTTGATTGTGATTCAGTGATTCAAAGATTTGGGATTGAAAAGACCTTTGATTTATTAGATGGTTATGATATGGTTTTGAATCTTTGTCTTGCCTGGAAATCCGGTGAACAGGTTCTTCGATTATATAAAAAGGTAATGAATATTACTGGTGTGGAATTACCGTTGCGTGTTTTTAATGGGGCTTTTATCATTTGGAAAAGAAATGAACGAGTTCAGGATTTTTTTGCTTTGTGGAATGAGTATTGGGAGAAATCGGGAAGAGGGAGGGAGATGCCGTGCCTTGCATGTGCTGTCAAGAAATCTGGGGTGAAAGTGAAAGAAATAAATACGGATGAGGACAAGATTTTTGTTGCAGATAATCCACGTGAAGGTTGTATTGTACAACATAATTATAATAGTTATCAAGGCAAAGATTTTCACAATACTTTTGGTTTGCCGCATATCATAGAAAATAAGCCTTTTGATGGTAATGCCTCGGATTGGCAAATGGTAGATTTTTAATGAGATATTGCATAGTAAATTATATAACACGTAATGATTGGCATCCTTTTGGACAGCAGCGACTTATACAAAGTTTGCATCGAGTTGGATTTAAGGGGGATGTATTTGGATATGACCCAACAACTTTGGAAAGCCCGCCTCATCATAAAATACCATACGCCTTCAAATTGTATGCTTTGAAAAAAGCCCAATTAACCGAATATGATATGGCTATATGGGTTGATGCATCCTTTTGGGCTGTTCATCCTGTGGATAGTTTATTTGATTTGATTCAAAAAAATAATGGGGTGCTTGTACAAGATTCTGGTTATCCTTTGGGACAATGGAGCTCAGATATATCCTTGAATCACTTTGGTATATTAAGGGAGGATGCCTTTCATATGCCGATGTTTGCTGGGGGATTAATCGGGATTGATTTCAATAATCCTATTGCAAAAACATTTTTTGAGGAGTTTTATCAACAAGCCAAAATAGGTATAGCCTTTCGGGGTGAGTGGAGTAATGGACATCGACGTGTATCAATAGATAAGCGAGTGCTTGGTCATAGACATGATATGGTAGTTGGTTCGATATTGATGAAGAAATATGGTTTGAAAATGCAGGAAAACAATTCTTTATTTTCATATTATGCTTGGTATGAACAACGTAAATCCATCAAAGATTTATCAAAGATACCGTTTGTTATTGAAGGTGGTACAAGGCAAATTTGATGTTAATAGAACAGGATAAATAATGAGAGCAATACAATTTTTGACACCACATCATGATAACATTGGGGATAATGCTCAAGCATATTGTATTTTTAATATGTTGTTATCCTTTTTTGGAGAGGGAAATGTTATTAAGTTTCAACTTCCCGAAACAGAGGAAGGCATTCGGCAGGTTCAAAAGAATGATGTTATTTTTCTTGGTAGTGGCGGTTATCTTGGCGATTTGTGGATTAGGGGAGAATTGTTGAGGAGAGAAATAATTAGGAGATGTACAAATAACATAATCATTTCATTCCCCCAAACAGTGTCTTTTTATTCCCAGAAAGAGGCGGAACAAAGTTGTCAAGCATATCAATCACATCCACGCTTGTATATTTCTACACGTGATCCAGAAAGTTATATTTTGGCTAAAACTTTGTTCCCAAATAATCACATATTTCAATTACCTGACCCAGTGTTCACTTTATCTCACAATCGAAAGTATGATAGACAAGGTATCCTTTGTATTTTCCGTGAGGACAAAGAAGATTGGCTGAAAATGCAAAAACAAGATGTTATCAAACAATGTAAGGATATAGATTCAAAGGTTGATATTATAGATACTGAGGGGCATGTTGATGGTAATCGAAAACCAATTCTTAACATCGACAAAAAGTTGCCAGAATTATTGGACCATATCTCCCACTATCGGTTGGTGGTAACTGATAGATTTCATGGTACGGTATTTGCTGGTGTAGCGGGGACACCTTGTATAGCATTTCCTACCATAAATCATAAAATCATCAGTTCAACCTATTGGTACAAATATCTGGATACAAATACTTCCATATGTATGGATGTTTCCTCTTTTTCTAAAAGTCTTCAAAACATTTCAAAACCCTTCACCTATAATCCGTCCAAAGCTATTGCATTATACTACCAAACAATTTCATCCGTAATTCATACTGGGGTTGTTCCAAATCTGAATATGGTTAAAGATGTTATTTATCATAGGAGAACAATTAGAAAATGGAGGCCAACTATAATCCCAAATAATGTTTTGAATGATATCATTCAAATTGGGATAGATGCCCCCTCCGGTGCAAATTCACAATGTATAAGATTTAAGATAGTTACAGACAAAAAGATATTAGCAAGTATTTATGCCAAGCATAAGTACACATCGTGCTTTCCACCAGCTATTATTTTTGTTGGTTATGATTTTGGTGAACCGCAGACGGTTAATTTTCAGCATAAAAATCCTGCATGGGAAGTGTTGAAGTTTCAAGATATTGCTGCAACTATTCAAAATATGTTGCTCTATTGTGAATCAATCGGATTGTCTTGTTGTTGGTTGTCTTATTTTATACCGGATATGCAAGAGTTTTTGAAATCTATCAATATCCAAAATGAAAATGTAGAATATCTGAGTGCTATGGCTGTTGGTATGGCGGAACCAAATGCTTATGAGTTATTACATAACAATCGGGCGATTCTGAGAAAATCAACAGTTTATTATATGAGATAATATATGCCTAAAATATCCGTGATAATGCCTGTGTATAATGGAATCCGTTTTTTGGGAGAAGCTATTGAAAGTATTCTTAATCAAACGGAGACGGATTTTGAATTCATTATTATGGATGATGGTTCGACTGAGCCCGTACTTGGTAAAATACAATCATGCCAAGACTCTCGGATAAGGGCATATCGAAGTGATAAAAATGAGGGATTAACTACCCGATTGAATGATTGTCTTGACTTAGTTAGGGGTGATTTTATTGTTAGGATGGATGGTGATGATATAAGTCATCCGATGCGGTTGGAAAAACAATTACATTTGTTTGAAAAGGGAGTTGGTTTTGTGGGTTGTTGGGGTAATTCTATTGATATCAAAGGCAATCCAATAATTCACTATGTCGATACCCATTGTAGATGTACTAATGAGGATTTGGAGAAGATTTATCCTTATACTCATTGTATGATAGATGCCTCTATAATGTTCACCCGTGAGGTTTTTAATAAAATAGGATATTATGACCTTGGCACGTTTCATGGGGAGTCATATAATTACTGTCGGCGGATTCAACAATTTTACAAAGGATGGGTGTGTTGTGAAGTTTTGTACACTCGGCGTGTAGGGTCAAGTATTGCCCCAAGACAAGATGGAATTGATATTTTTGCTCTTGCCAATCAAAGAGCATTATCTCATACAATTATTAAGGAAAAGAGATTATGAAAAAGGTTTTATGGATTAGTGATGAGCCTGGATGGGCATATGATGTGAATGCAAAAGCCTTGGCTACTCAAATGCCACAATATGAACATCATTTTATTTATACCGTTTCTACTAATCGGGAACAGGCCGATTTGATCACTCCAAAAATGGATATTATTGTGGCAATGAATCCTTTGAGTTTTTATATGTATTCAGATTTTCATAAAGTCATATCCGTCCTGGATAGCATGCGGGCATTGACTGATTCAGACAAAAGTAAATTGTCTCAGGTGTCTGGGATTATCTGTACAAATAAGATGCTTTTTGATAAGGCTTCAAAATACAATCAGAATGTCATCATGCAGACAAATGGAGTTGATTTGGAATACTATAAGCCGGATTATAGCAAACAATCCAACATATTCACATTTGGGTTTGCGGGTAACATATCTGGTGCGTACTCTATTTACAAGGGATGGAATGTGTATCAGGCAGCCATCAAAGAACTTCTTAATGAAGTTGCTCAATTCAATGTAATATATGGGGTGAACCAATTATCAGCAGATAAGATGGTTAGTGAATTCTATAACAAAATCCACTGTCTCATCTTATTGAGTGATGGTGAGGGATGTTCTAATGTCGTGACAGAGGCTTTGGCCTGCGGCATTCCCGTTATTATTACAAAAGTTGGATTTCATAGTCACGCCCTAATAGATGGGAAACAAGGATTCCTTGTAGAGAAAAATATACGGGAGGTACAGGAGAGAATGATATGGATGAGCAAGGATAAAGAATTATATGAACGGATGAAAAAAGAGGCGAGGGAATTTGCTGTTCAAAATCATGATATAACCAAAGTAGCAAAAAAATATGCAGAGATTTTTGAGGTTGTATGAGTTATCTAATTGTCTCTTATTACACCCACAATACCATATATGAAGGGAAGGCCCAAAAATTTGTTCAATCCCTTCAAAAATTCAATATACCTTATCATGTAGAGGGGATTGAAAGTTTGGGGAATTGGCAGAAAAATACTGGATATAAGCCAACCTTCGTAAAGAATATGTTATTAAAATTTCCTGAAACAAACATTGTTTGGGTGGATTGTGATGCTGAGTTCTTTGCATATCCTATTTTGTTTGATAATCTATCCTGTGATGTTGCTGCTTATGTATATGATGGTAAGGAATATAATAAGGCTGATTGGATACCAGAATTATTGAGTGGCACGGTTTATTTTCGTAATAGTCCAAAAGTTTTTGCTATTGTAGAACAATGGGAGAAGCTGTGTAAAGAGCAACCTAAAATATGGGACCAAAAACATTTGGAGGCTGTGTTGAAAAAGGATTTTGAATTGTTGCCAGGCGAATACTGTAAGATTATGGATAAGATGAAATATATAAAAAGTCCAATCATCGTACATTACCAGGCATCCCGCACAGTTAGGATTCATAATGGTAATTTGCGGGTAGGTATGAAAAGGAAAACGTGATATTTCTATGGAATTGCAAAAAACCACCACCGTGCGATTAGACAGGCGATTATTAAAAGTACGGGTTTCCCCCCCTACTCGGGGGAAATACACAGGCTGTAGCGTGCGTAGAAACGAATTTAACGGCTATATAGATTACTTTAGGTGTGTTTCTCCAGTGGTATGCGTAATGGGGTGTGTTTTGGTGTCCTTTCCGAAAAGACCTTAGCCCAACCAATGACACACCCCACCTTTTATGAATTCAATTTTCCTGATTTGACTATCTCTAAGGCTTCATACACTCTCAGCTCCCAAGGTTTGGTTTTATCTGTTTGATTATAGGCCATACCCAACGAAAATCCAGTACCCAAACAGTAATATATTATTCTACAAGTCTCCTCATCAGCAACCAAACCATCCCGTTCTTCAGCTAATTCTATCACAGTAGGAAGTATCAATTTCACAATATGAGCATATTCATCAGGTACAAATGGTTTTTTCATAATTGTATTTCCTCTCCTGTCATCAATTCTTCAATATGCGTAACCATCAAAAATTGCACATCAAAATCCTCAGCCAGTTTTTCTAACATTTGTCGTACATTATCCCGATATTCGGCACTAACATATTTGAACGGTTCATCCATAACAAATAGACGGCGGACAGGTGGTTTGCTCAGCATTAAGGCCGATAATTGCAAAGCGAAAGCAGATACATCTACCACCCCACCACTATCTTCTTCCATTGGATTTTCTATTTCGTGGCCATCCTTGATAAGTAACAACTTGGCCTCTGTCTTTTTACGTTTGCGTTCAAACCGTATCTTAAATGTATAATCCTGGTCATAAAAGACCGTTTGTAAACAGGCAGATACTACGCGGGCAATCTTCTCATGGGCTTGTTGTTGTATAGTTTGGGCTACACTTTGAGCTATTTGTAAGGCATGCTCTATGTAACCTTGTTCCTGTTCTATCCTTTGTAAATTTTCAGTCTCACTTTGCAACAGGGATTTGGCTGTGATGTATTGCCCTTTGATAGTGTTGATTTTGGAGCGTAAGGCATCAAGAAGCATGTTCATCCAACTCCCGTTTTAATACAATAACCGATTTTTCCAATTGTTCTTTGTCTTGTTTCAATTGTTTTTTCATTTTGGATAATAGTTCTTCCGCATCATCCAAATTTTCACATTTGAATTCTGCCCGTATTTGTTTCATCACCTGGCTCAAAGCACCACAGGCTTGTTCCTTATTTTGTTTCATCCGCTCAACATTACGTTTGATTTCCAGCAGTTGGTCAGTCAGGTCTTTCATCTGTATTCATAGCCTCAAGCAAAATCTTTTTCACTGATTCCTTTATACTATTAGCCTCACAATAGGATTCAAGGGCGGCGGCAAAATCTAAAGCAGATGAGCCCAACTGGTGTAGCTCCGCTGCCAATTTCTCCATATTTAATTCATCTTCTCGTTCAGCAACTTTAGCCTCCTCCACTGGCAAACATTTGTCTTGAGATATATCTAAAAGATGAATTTCCACCGAACCGTCAGACATAAGCAAACCCACTTGTGGACAATAATTTATTTCGTCCGAATTGCGGCGCATTAAAGTACCACAATTAAAAATGACAGTTTCACCTATTTGCCTTTTGAATCCTCGGTGATTATCCCCATAGACAATTACATCATATCCATAATACTTACCATTAATAAGATGTTTGCTATGTGATTGATTTTTGATTTCCTTGTTCTTTGGAGCATGGGGATAAGAGCATCCAGCTGCTGCTGTCCATACATAATCATGAACAAGGGCTACATTTATCAATTTATTAGATACTTTCTCTTTTGGTAAGGGTTTCAAAGGAGAGCCATATGAGAATCCATAAATTTTCATCTCCCCCCAATTTGATGGTATTTTAGCATCTATATGATGGATGGCATTTCCATAACACAAAGTCCAATAAGCACTCCGTTCTATCTCATTAAAATTATGATTGGGTAAATCATGTTGACCTGCTATCGCCAATGTTTTGCCCCGATTGGGCCTTCTCATAGCAAAATTTATCAATTCTGGGGGGCTATTCCATTTGTGAAACATATCCCCAGCACACAAAATTGGGCCATCAAAAGTTACAGATAACTTGACTATTTCCTCCAAGACTCTTTGCATAGCAGCATACCAATTTGGTTCGGCAGAACGGAAAATAGGGGGATTGTGAGATAGATGCCAGTCCGCAGTACATATGGCTATGGGATAGATTTGTTGTGCTGAGGCCATTTTCATTTTGCTTTTCCTAAAATACTACCACACAAAGGACATTGTTTACCCAACATATGTTTCAGTTTTTGTTCATCCTTATCTATATTATTGCCCAATTGAATAAAACTTTCTTCATAATCTTTTGCCTGTTCATATAGTTGGTTCAATCGTTTATAGGATGTTTGTTGAACTTTCCATTGCTCATGAAGGGTTAATAATGGTTGGATATTGGGGATGGTTTGACTGCTTGCTATTTCATATAATTTACCTTGTTCAATCAAACCGGATAATACATTTATTGTATGATTATCCTCAACAAGTTGAGTTTGTTGATCTTCCAGAGCAATCAGCTTTTTATCTAATATCAAAATGAATCGTAAGGAAGCCTTTTGTTGAGTTGCAGTAGATATTCGTTGTTGAGTATCTTTGATTTGATATTGGGCTTGTCGTTGACGTTTGCCTAAGTTGGCTAAGGTGCTGTCTATCAAGTCTAAATTGATAATGGTATTTAATTGACGGGATACTTCACCAGCTGTTTCTCTGAACCAAAATGGGCCTATATGTTGCTGTTGAAAATTTAGATGGTTTATGTTTAATATATCTATTATGGGGGCAGGTACATTTGGACCAAATGCTTTGAAAGTTTTCCCATCTAGTTGATATTTATTGTCTGTGGGGCCACGTTTGCGGCGGATGTCATGACCATCTACATGTAAGCGGATTGCTGCTTGTCTTGCCTCCCAATTGATGAATCCATCACCAGCCGGTTGATTGAGGGCTAACCATTTGAATGCTCCTATCAAAGCACTCTTGCCCGCCCCACTTGCCCCACGTATAGTAGTAATACGGGACAAGGGGACATCTAATCGCTTATGTTTGCGAAAGTTGCGGATTTGAAGTTTGGTTAGTATTGTTCCTTCTCCTTGTCGTGGATTGTGCCGATAACCTCCATCCAATCGCCTATATCTACACAAGCATAAAACGGTGCTTGGCCTAATTTGCCAAGACATTCGACATAAAACGTCAAATAACGACACACACAATCACCTGATTTATCCAGGGGCAACTCTCCGAACCGAACAATCCCGATTTCGCCCGTGTCGTCTCTAAGTTTATCTCCCTTATATATCTCCTGCCCCTCTGGATATTCCGCCGTCCGCTTGCAGTCCCTCTTGCCGGTGGACTGGCCCACTGTGGCAGGGTCAACCTCAATAAGGCTGTTATAGAAAGACAGGTGTATGCAAGAATCTTCACCACATCTACTTGCCTCATGATAACCATTCCAAATAAAACTACGGCTTTCTACCACCAGATAATAGCCATAGGCCCACTCACCGTTATCTAATCGTCTTCCCCTATATGGCCACATTATTCTTTCACCTCAAACACTTCAATCTCTTTGACACCCCAATTTAATGCCTCTTGATGAGTAGGAAAAAATACATCAAGTTTTTTGTTTTTGATGGCCCCTCCCCTGTCATATACAAAAACCAAACCATCTGTGTACCCTTCAATAATCAACTTTGTTTTGAAAGGCATGTTTTTTGGTGCTGCTACAAAACGGTCATTAGGTTCAATACTATGTCCATTAGCAGTAACTCTTGGGCCTGGTTTAGTGGCCCAAACCCCACAACATTTCTCACAAGGACAATAGGCGGTTACTGTATATTTGCCCAGGGATTTTATGTTGATAGGGTTGGGATTAGTAATAATGGAATCGAGACTTTGCCCTTTTTGATGAAAAGGAGGAGTGGAGAGAAGATTGGGTTCGGTCTCGATTCCGGTCAAGAGTGGTTTGCTCGTATTAATAACTACGGGAATGCCTAATCCTACAAAGAAAAATACAACCAAAGAAAGTAACAAACCCCAAAATGGGATGGTTATATGTATGGGCGATTCGTTTTTCATTTTTCGATTAATCCTTTCTATATATTATTGCTTATCCATTTTTTCATTATATTGCTTCAAGCCAATAATACTTTTTGAACTTTTTACCGCTACCACAAGGGCAAGGTTCATTCCTGGCTATTTTCTAATACCCCACAGTTTTGCTAACTCTGCAAAGTTTGAAGTATCAAATAACATTTTTCGTATTTTATCTTCATAATCTATTTTATGTTGGGCATAATCCAGATATTCCAAATTGTCAAACTGTCCCAGACGGCTCATTACATCTGCTCTGGTCCATCGTTCTAATAATTTGACAAGTTTGCGGGCTTGTTTGCGGGATATATTATCTGATGATATCATAATGGTTTACATCGTTTTGTTAAATTTATTCTTTATATCTGATTTTGTCGCTGGGGGACATTGTGTTAGTTTTTGATATGCAGATACGCTTCATTCAGTCATTCCTTTATCTGTCATCTGAAAATCCTATTGTAAATCTTTTCAAAGCAAGCCAACTGTTTCTCGGTAAAATGCCAGTATTCTTCGTTCTGAAAGCCCTTGTTGCACAAACTATCGAGAAAATCTATTTCCCAAGCCGTCAAACCGGAATCTTGTGCAAGTAATTCCTCCATCATATTGCGATAATCTTTATCTGTCATTCAGTCAGTCCTTTATCGGTTGGCCTCGAACCTTTCAGTTTGAATTGGAATTTTCATTGTTATCTCTCTTCCCTATATTTACAAAGTGGACAAATCCAGGTTCGCTTTTTTCTTTTCCGTCGCAATGTACGCTCCCCACAATTAGGACACAGCAATAAAGTATCAAATTCATTACCTTTGTATCTACCCTTTTTCATAATGTTTAATATCCTTTGAAGTTATCCGTTTGAAAAACCAGTCCAAACTACAAATGAGTATGGTTTGTTTTATACCTAATAATTTACATTTTAATAACACACACCCCATTTCGGTTTTTTGTTTATCTTGATAGGAGGTCATTATTTTGAAGGGGTTGTAGGGGGTAAAAAGAAGAGTGTTTTTGTAATCCCGTTTTACTAATAACATCCAACTACACATTCCCCCTTTTAGCTGGCTGTCTTTTATTGTCTGCTCCAAAAACTTTTGTAGTTGGGGTTTGGCTTTTTGTTTGCTATCCACAAAATCAGACAAGGTTGCTTTACTATAACCACGTTTGATTTCAATAGAGAATAAATCCAAAAGTGGTTGGCCTATTGGGTCAGTAGCTTGAACATCCCCGTATTGACCAAAGGTTTGTCCGCCAGTCTTAGCCCTGGTTTTGGCCCTGGCCCCACTACCACTGGTCCGCCAAAACACATCATCTCGTTCACTACCCGTCCACCACAAACTTAGTTGTTTGCAAATCTCTCTTTCAAATGCAGAGCCTTTTTTCATTCCTCTGCCTTTACGCTTGGTTTTCATTATTTTGCCTTCCAACTATTTACCCAATGCCGAAAATCCAGCCAAAAACATCCTCGGTCTATCTTGTCAAAAAGAAGACATTTGGCAAGTGCTTTGGTTAAAGCAACTTTCTTACCCTTAACTTTGTCATATTTATCTTTAGGATGAAGATGTGCTGTTGCAGACGAAATGAGTGAATTTTCTGAATTGATCCGACGAATTTCACACAAAGTATCTACTTTCCCTCTAATGTGACTATCCTGTCTTTGAAAACTGATTTTGAAATTACCTGTGATGGGCATCTTTGTGATAAACATCTTTTTCCTTTCACATTATATTTTTGTACCGTATGCTTTTCATTCCCAATGCTTTAGTAACTTCGTTCCAACCCTCTTGTGTCACATTGTCTGCTTCTTTTAGACTACGGGATATTGTACCATTCAAAGGTAATTCTACCAAAGGCCGATTTCGTAGCACAATATCTTGCCAATGATTTTTAATGGCTTGATATGTTTTGTAAGAGGGATTCAATTCACCCCGCAAATACTTGATAGCAGTTTTCTCACCCACACCTGGCACACCAGGTACATTATCACTATGACAACCAGCAATAGCTTTGACTTTTATCCATTGTTTAGGTTTGATACCATATTTCTTTTTGAATTTAGAAACATTCAAATGTTCTTTTGTTCTCGGATTATACCAAGTGATATTTATCCGAAGGAGTTGATATAAATCCTGGTCTGCTGTTACTATAATTCCTTCTTCTGTAGCAGGATTGAGATTTTTACAAACCATAGCAATTATATCATCAGCTTCATATCCCACTTGCCAAAAGATATTACAAAATCCGATGATAGGTAAATAAGTATCTCGCAATGCAATAATTTGTCTTTGAAATTCTAATTCAAACTCCTGCTCCTCTTTACTATCAAACTCTTTCTCTCGATGCTGTTTATATGCAGGTAACAAATTTTGGCGTTTGGAAAATGGATGGTCCCAACAAAACACAAAATGGTTGGTTTGAAACTTATCTCTTAATATCAACAAATCTTTTAGAAATCCATATATAACACCCGTAGCAGAGCCTTTGTCAGACAAATTACCAAACACATACTTAGCACGATGGGCCAGGTAGTTACTATCAAGAATGAGATGACGTTGGTTCATTCCCTTTTCAACTCCTCCAATACATCCATAGCCTCTTTCATTTCAGGACTCCAGTTGATTTGATCGTCTGGTAAATCCTCATCCCCAAAAGCGTTGGTATAATATACTTTGAGGGAATATATCATCCATTCTAATATCCTGATAATTCTATCCTTGTCCATCAAAAAATCCTTTTTACTATCCGTCAATATCTTGGTTTTCTTTTTATATCAATTGCCCTCTCTATTTCCTGCCAAGCATCCATCACCACCTCCCCCAAATCTTTTTCCATATTATTATTGATTATATGTTGAATGAGGCTATTACGTTTGCCTTTGAAATCAAATTCAGGGGCTATGATACTCCCATCCCGTTTTTTCCAATGTTTTTCACTCACCAAATAATCTATGCAGGAACCCACATCATCTATACCATAACTATAATAGATGGGTATTTCAATCATCCTGTCTTTGCCTTTGAATCGGTTCTTTTTCACCCGCAAAGTACACAATACACCCTGAGCCCGTGGTTTGCCTTTGTACACTTTGGTGATATGTTTCTTAACATCACTCCATATTTCTAAACAAGCATAGAATTGTAAGGCATTCCCCCCACTCCGTGTCTTACCCCCAAAACCCGTCAATTTGTCCCGTGTTTGATTTATAATGATGAGTATGCTACCTGTTTCTTGAAGTGGATTGAGGACACATCGCAAATTTTGACTATTGATTTTTGCCTTGCCATCCCCATAACTACCAGGTGCTTCACGCTCCTCTCGATATGCTTTCTTTTGCTGACCAAATTTCTTGAGCTCTGCCTGGCTGGTCAAACCATCCATAGAATCCAATATATAAATAAATGGTTTGCCCTTTTTGGCAAGATTGTCCAACCGATAATAAAACTCCTCTATAGTATGAGAATGAATGACCTTCAACCTTTCTTTTACCGCCTTGCCAAAAAACTTTTCGATGTCCATTAAAGCTCCCCGTTCCACATCATCATAAATGAATTGATGATTCTGAAAACAGGGATTACGTGTAGCCTCTGCCAAACAGGTCAACGATAAAAAGGTTTTGCCCGATTGGCTTGTGCCAACTAATAGGTAGTAATATCCCTTAGCAAAGCCTTTGTTTGGGTTGTCTGTACAGGCAAGATTGAGCATTGAACTGCCGGTACTTACAAAATCACCGGCAGTCAATTCTTTGTTTTCTTTACGATGTTTCAAGCGTCGTTTTATTTCTTCAGTTTTCATATTTACCTGGAAGTCAAAAATAGGTGGGCAGGATTTTTAGGCAATCAAACCAGACCCAATAGTTACTGTTTAATGTACCTGCCCACCAAAATTTAAGAGAATTTACTTTTTGCCCTTTTTGGGCTTTTCATCCTCATCATCATCCCAATCATCGTCCTCGTCTTCGGTATCGTCGTCCTCCTCGTCTTCCTCCTCCTCCTCATCATCATCTAATTTAGATTTAGATTTGGATTTGGATTTGGGCTTGGGCTTGGGCTTTTTTGCCGGCTTTTCATCCTCATCGTCCTCGTCATCGGCCTCTTCATCATCATCATCGGCCTCTTCATCATCATCATCATCATCATCTTCATCATCATCATCATCATCATCATCGGCCTCTTCGTCATCATCTTCATCATCATCATCCTTTGATTTGGATTTAGATTTGGACTTTTTTGCCGGCTTTTCATCCTCATCCTCATCGTCCTCATC